GTTTTGAAGAGCCAATCCCTCGCACGAAGCAAAACAAGCACAAAGAAAGGGCAACAAAGCACAGAGTTTGCACAAGTTGGGCAGAGATAGTGATTGCAACACGAAAAGCGGTAAGCCTTAACCGCTTCTCTGCCTATTTGTATAAGGCAATTAACGAAAGGCGGTTAATATGTTATCAGAGAGAACGCAGAAAGCGTTATTTTTGATTGCGGAAGGATATTCTGCACCTGAAATTACTCAAATGCTTGAGTACAAGAGCGACAGCACAGTATATTGCATTGCAAAGCAGCACAATGTAAAAATCCGCAAAGCGCATGACAAGCAACATGAAGAGATGCGGAGATACAAGGCTGAAGGCCACACCATGCAAGAAGTTGCAGACAAGTTTAGTGTGAGCCAACAAACAGCGCAACAAATTTGCAAAGGCATCTGCCCACAGAAGGCAAGGCCTCCAAAAGACGGATACCAGGCACACAACAAGGGAACACTACAAGAAATTGAAAATGTAATACGCATTGTCAATGAAAGAGCAAGTGGCTTTGAATATGCCGGAAACTACACAGGATCAAGTGGAAGCGTTGACATTCGGTGTAAGAAATGCGGTCACATACACACACATTCGTGGTGGTCTATTCGGCATAAAGGTGTAAAGGTTTGCCCTAATTGTTTAGAGATAGAAAAGCAAAAGAAAAAGACAACAGATAATTGTTTAGCATTAGCAAACAAAATAATAAAGGACATTGAGGCTGAACGAGATAAACGAGGCAGAGAAGTTGTTCGGTTGCTGACGAGATTCAGCCGATTGCATAGATGCCCTGTGTGCGGAACACTCACAGACAATAAACAATATTGTTCAACAAAGTGTTGTCAGAAGGCACAAGAGCCAACAAAGGATGCAAACAGAAGAAAAAGAATAAAAGATGCGTTGATAGATAAAAACATAAATCTTGAGCATCTATATAAAAGAGATAATGGCATTTGCGCTATTTGCGGAGGCAGATGTGATTGGAGCGACCATCAGTATAAAGGTCGCTATTTTATTGTCGGCAAAAATTATCCATCAATAGACCATATAGTTCCTCTTTCTTGTGGAGGTTTACATTCGTGGGATAATGTGCAACTTGCACATCATGGATGCAACACAAAGAAGGGAGCAAAGACCGATGGATAATTACATTCTTGCATATTATCAAGACATAAAAGATGGTACAGCGGTTGTCGGCAAATGGATAAAGGCTGTATATGAAATCATCGTCACAGGTCTTGAGACAAAGAAATATACATACGATGCGAAAAAAGCAAACAAAGCCATCACATGGATAGAAGAACATTGTTTCCATGTTGAAGGGCCTCTTGCTCCAAATCCATTAAGGTTGGAATTGTGGCAAAAGGCCATGATTGCCTGTATTTTCGGTATCTGCGACAAGGACGGCAAAAGGGTATTTCGTGAAATCGTGCTTGTGATTGGCAGAAAAAATGGGAAGAGTTTGCTGTCCTCATCCATTATGAATTATGTGTTCAGAGAGGATGGAGGCTTCGGCACAAGGGTTTACTGTGTTGCACCAAAGTTAGACCAGGCTGATATTGTGTATGAAGGCGCATGGTCAATGATACAGCTTGACCCTGAACAACAGGCATTGCGTGAAGCGGTGCAATCAGCAAGAGAAGCCACACACATGAAGGTGCAAGAGGCTGACGAGCTAATAAAAAAGCGCAGAAGCGACATATATGTTCAGGCCACCAATTCAACAATCAAGAAGATCGCATTCAGCGCAAAGAAGAGTGATGGCTTCAATCCATCTCTATGCATTTGTGACGAGGTTGCATCTTGGCAAGGTGATGCCGGTCTGAAACAGTATGAAGTTATGAAGAGTGGAATGGGAGCAAGGCCTGAAGGCCTTATGCTTTCATGCACAACTTCAGGGTATCAGAATGATTCTATCTATGATGAGCTTGTCAAGCGGTCAACAAGGTTTCTACTTGGCGAGAGCAAGGAACAGAGGCTGTTGCCGTTCCTGTACATGATAGATGATATTGAGAAATGGAATGACATCAACGAGCTGCGGAAGAGCAATCCCAATCTTGGGGTTTCTGTTTCTGTGGATTATCTACTTGAAGAAATTGCAATAGCAGAAGGCTCACTTTCCAAGAAGGTTGAATTCATAACTAAATATTGCTGTGTCAAACAGAATTCATCCACAGCATGGCTGTCAACACAGACAGTTGGAAAATGCCTGTGCGATCCGCTGAAGTTGGAGGATTTTGCACACAGTTACTGTGTTGGAGGCATAGACCTGTCGCAGACAACAGACTTGACCGCTGCATGTGTGGTGATTGAGAAGAATGGCATATTGAATGTCATCAGCAAATGTTGGCTGCCATCAGAGAAAATAGACGAGGCCACAGAGAGAGATGGTGTGCCTTATAGATTATATATACAGAGAGGCCTTTTAGAGCCATCGGGTGAGAATTTTATTGATTATCATGATTGCTTTAATTGGTTTGTAAATCTTGTTGAGCAATATGAAATCCTTCCTTTGGTTGTAGGATATGACCGATACAGCGCACAGTATCTTGTCAAAGATATGGAGGCCTATGGTTTTAGAATGGATTCGGTCTATCAGGGTGACAACTTATGGGGATGCCTTCAGACGATGGAAGGCCAAATGAAGGATGGCACAATCAAGATAGGTGACAATGACATAACGAAGGCGCACCTGTTAAACAGCGCAATCAAGATGAGTGTTGAGAGAGGTAGAGGCAGATTGGTCAAGGTTTCCCAAACGGCTCACATTGATGCTGTCGCAGCGTTGGCAGATGCCCTTGTATGCAGAGAAAAATGGTATGCCGAAATCGGCACACAATTAAAGAATGAGGAATAAAATATGAGTTTATTCACAGACATTTTCAGACCCGACAGGAAACAGAAAAATGCTGTATATGGTGCAGAAACATTTAAGACACTTACACCATACAAGCCTGTATTCCATACATGGCAAGGGTCAATATATGAGAGTGAGCTGATTCGTGCAGCGATCTATGCGAGGGCGAGACACATCAGCAAACTGAAATTTGATTCAACAGGGTCAGCAAAACCGGCCCTTCAGAGCAAACTGAAACAAGGGCCAAATCAGTGGCAGACATGGCCACAGTTCCTGTCAAGGACATCAACGATACTTGATATACACAATACGGCATTCATTGTTCCTGTAAAGGATAAGAGCCTCACAACAACAGGATACTATACTGTATTGCCGACAAGGTGCGAGGTTGTAGAGTATGACAATGACATTTGGTTGCGGTATAGATTCAACACAGGTGACATCGGCGCTGTCAGGCTCAATGAATGCGTGATACTGACACAGCATCAGTATAAGAGGGATTTCTTTGGCGAGACCAACACGGCACTTGACCCAACACTGAAGGTCATTGACCTGAACAAACAAGGCATTGAAGAGGCCATCAAAAATGGTGCGACATTCCGTTTTTGGGCCAAGATGAACAACTTCACCAAAGATGCTGACCTTAAAAAAGAGGCTGACAGATTCGGCTCTTTGGCATTCGGTGAGGATTCTGATGGTATGCTGTTGTTCCCAAACACCTACACAGACATCCATCAGTATGAGAACAAGCCTTTCACAGTAGACACAGCGCAGATGGATCAAATCAATCGTTCTGTGTATAACTACTTCGGTGTCAATGAAGATGTGTTGCAGAACAAGGCATATGGTGATTCATGGGCAGCATTCTATGAAGGATGTGTTGAGGTCTTTGCCATTGCACTTTCAGACGGCCTGACCAAAGCCATGTACACAGAGCGTGAGAGAGCCACAGGCAATCAGGTGATGTTCACTTCAAACAGATTGCAATACATGAGCAATGCCGACAAATTACAGGTGGCAGCGCAATTGACCGACAGAGGGATATTCAGTATCAATGAGGCGAGGGAGGTCTTTAATTTAGCGCCTGTTGAGGGTGGTGACATCCGCACCATCAGAGGTGAATATAAGAATGTGAGTGATTTGGAGGAAACACCAAATGAGTAAAGAGAGAGAATACAGGAACATGACCTTTGAGGTCAGAGAAGATGGCGCAGAGCCATCTTTTTTAGTTGAGGGATACGCATCCACCTTTGAGCCATATAAATTGTTTGAGCTTGATGGTGTGCCTATCTTTGAGAGGATTGAGCCGAATGCATTTGACCAGGCTGACATGAGCGATGTGGTTTACCGCATTGACCATGAGGGCCGAGTATATGCAAGGGCAAGTGCCGGAACAATCAAATTGGATATTGATGAGCATGGTCTGCACCACATCACAGACCTGTCAAGAACATCGGCATCAAGGGCGCATTTTGAGGACATTGAGGCCGGTAATTATCCGCAGATGTCATTTGCCTTCACAGTAGACGAAGAGCATTTTGACGATGCGAACAAGACAAGAATCATTGACCGAATTGATAAGGTCTTTGATATAAGTGCGGTTAGCTTTCCGGCTAACCCAACAACAGAGATTCATGTGCGTGACTATTTCAACGGAGTGATTGAGATGGAGAAGGCTGCTGAAGCGGAGAGACAGAAGGCAGAGGAAGAAAGACGGAGCGATCTTGAGCGCAGAATGAATATCGCAAACAACATAAAGGAGGCCATTGCAAAATGACTTTAGAAGAGTTGAGAGAAAGGCTTTCGGCAATTGATGCAGAGCTGTCTGACATCGTGGATGAGCTTGAGATTGAGCCTGAAGAGGAATCAGAAGAGAGAGCATCCACAGAAGAGCTTGAAACAAGAAGTGCAGCTCTGATGGAAGAGAGACAGACCATCATGGCAGAGATTGAGAAGGCCGAGGCAGCCATTGCCGAAGAGAAGAGGGCAATGGAGGAAGTTATTGCTAATAAGCAGACAAAAGAAATTGAGAAGAGAGAGGAAATCAAAATGACTGATATGGAAATCAGAAACACTAATGAGTACATCAATGCATATGCAGAGTACATCAAGAGTGGAGACAATGCCGAGTGCAGAGCGCTGCTGTCAGAAAATGCAACAGGTGGCACAGTTCCTGTTCCTGAAATCGTTTATGACATCGTTAAGACGGCATGGGAAAGAGAAGGCATCATGAGCAGAGTTCGCAAAGCTTACCTGAAGGGCAACATCAAGGTTGGCTTTGAAATCTCTGCATCAGGCGCAACAGTACACAATGAAGGTGTTGCTGTTGATGAAGAGACCCTTGTCCTTGGGGTTGTAGAGATTCCGGCAAAGAGCATCAAGAAATGGGTGTCCATCTCTGATGAGGCTCTTGACCTGTCAGGCGAGGCATTTCTGCGTTACATCTATGATGAGCTGACCTATCAGATTGCCAAGAAGGCTGCGGATGAGCTGATTGCTCTGATTAAGGCTGCCGGTACGGCATCCACTACCACAGCCGTTGCTGTTCCGGCCATCAAGGTTACAACACCGGCAATGGGAACAATTGCACAGGCTATTGCACAGCTGTCAGACGATGCAGCTAACCCAACAATCATGATGAACAAGCTGACTTGGGCAGAGTTCAAGGCCGTACAGTATGCAAACGGATATGGTGCTGATCCATTTGAGGGTCTGCCTGTTGAATTCAACAACACCATTACAGCATACAGCGCAGCCACCACAGGTGTGCCTTATGTCATCGTAGGAGACCTTGAACAGGGCGCACTCGCAAACTTCCCGAATGGCGAGGACATTCAGTTTAAGTTTGATGAGAACACACTTGCCACTTCTGACCTTGTAAGAATCATCGGCAGACAGTTTGTCGGCCTGGGCATCGTTGCTCCAAACGCATTCTGCAAAATCACGAAGTAGGTACATGAGACATTGAGTGGAGGCAATAATCATGAAAAAAATACTGATTGCTGTACCATGCATGGACATGGTAAGTGCGAGATTCGCACAGAGCTTGACCACATTGAAGAAGGTTGATGATTGCATTGTGTCATTCATCATCGGCTCACTGATTTACGATTCAAGGAACAATTTGGCAGAGTATGCTGTCAGGATTGATGCTGACTATATTTTATGGCTTGATTCTGACATGACATTCCCACCTGATGTACTTGAGCGCATGATGAAGGTGCTTGACGAGCATGATGAAATAGATGTTTTGTCAGGTCTTTACTTCAGAAGGGCAACACCATTCACACCTGTTGCATTTGAGGTGCTTGAGACAGATGAGAATGGCGAATTGCATTTCACGAACATGGATGAAGTTCCTGAAGGATTGCGTGAGGTGGCCGGTTGCGGTTTTGGCTGTGTGCTGATGAAAACGGATTGCCTCTTTGACATTGCCGGTAAGGAAGGGCCGATATGGTTCTCACCTTTGGCCAATGTTGGAGAGGATTGCGCCTTCTGTATGAGGGCGAGGAAATACGGATACAAGATATTTATTGACCCAAGCATAGAGTTCGGTCACATGGGATATGCAGCTGTGACAAGAGGATTCTATGAGGCTACAAAAGGAGAATTGTCAAAATGACAACAGCAGAATTATTGCAGATGTGTAAAACATCAATGCGTATCACAACAGATGCATATGACAGCGAGATAACAGGATATATTGAGGCAGCTCTTCTTGACCTTGGCATAGCCGGTGTTGAGTACAGTTCTGTTGACAATCTTGTGATGAAGGCTGTTATGACTTATGTAAGATTCAGTTTCGGTGCGCCTGATAATTATGACCAATTGAAGGCCTCATACGATGAGCAGAAGGCACAGCTCATGAATGCCACAGGCTATACAGTTTGGAGTGTGAACAATGGCTGATGTTTTGATTTTGATTGCACAGGCCATATCAATTGATGACTATGGCAACGAGATCGCAACAGAAACGGAGAGACAGGTCTATTGTGAGGTTTATTCCATCACGCAGACAGAGTTCTATGCAGCAGCCAACACGGAGCTGAATCCTGAATACAGGTTTGACATCTTCTTCGGTGATTATCAGGGAGAAGATGTCTGCCTGTTTGGTGGCGAGAGGTATGCCATTTACAGGACATACAGAAGAGGTGACACATTAGAGCTGTATGCCGAAAGGAAGATAGGCGCATGAGTAACAAGGTGATACGGCCTGAACAATTTGAGGCAACGATGAAGAAGGCAATGCTTGAAATCGGTGACCATGTGTATGAGGTTGTTCAGGAATCAGCAACGGATTCTGCAAGGCATACTGTATCAGACCTTAAAGGGAGTGCGCCTTCAGGTGGGCAATACGGCAGAGGATGGTCGCATAAAAGACAGGGCAATGGCAGAACGGCCTTTGCTGAAACTGTCTATAATCGCATCTATCAGCTCACGCATCTGCTTGAGAAACCACATTCAACAGGTGGCGGTGGCCATTATCCAAAGAAGGCTAACTATACAGGCACTATTGCAAGGGTTGAGGATGCCAATGCACAGAAATACATGACGGAGGTAATGAGCAAATTATGACACTTAAAGAAGTTGCATCAATGGTGGCATCAGTTGGCTATCCATCAAGGTACAGCCATTTCAGCGAGACACCACAGCCTCCATA